GGGTCGGTGAAAAATCCCGGCGCGTGGATGCGCCCACGGGCTACTGCCTCGGCAAACCATTCCTCATAGACCGGCTGGCAAAAATCGTCCGTGAACCAGTCCCGCTGCATACTGCAGGTGCGCCAGAACTCGTTGAGTGCGCCGCGAGCCGCCGAATAGCTGGTGGTGAACTGCTTCATCATCACCTCCGGCGGTATCTCCAGCCCCGCGCCGATCAGGCGGATGGTGGCGTTGGTAAACTCGTCGTACCCGGTGTTCGGGTGCTTCGGGTCTGCAAACTGCACCTCCTCGCCGGGGTTCAGGTCAATGATGGCCCCCGGCCCCAGCTCGATGCTGCTCTGGTCGGCGCTGTCGATCAGCTCCTCCGCCGGTATCATTTCTCCAAACGGTCTGCCGTCCGACGGGTTTTGCGACTTCACAAACACCGTGAACATGGCGCTGATCACCGCCGCCGTGATCTCCGCGTCCGTGTAGCGGCCAAGCTGTTTCAGGCTTTCCAGCACGGGTGCAAGCAGGGGAACGCCCCGCCGCTGGCCGATGCGCTCGCGGCTCATGATGTGCAGTACGTTCCGCCGACCGGTCGTTTCGCCGTAGGCTTCCACTCTCTGCCACGTCAGCCCCGCCGCGTCCACAGCGCTGTTGCTGCCCAGCGGATGCCGGTTGCATATCCAGTAGGCTGTCACCATACCGTCCGCGTCTGTCTCCACGCCCTGCACGATGCTTTCTACCTCGTAGCCCTGCACCGTGCAGGGCATCAGCCGGTCAAAACCGTCCGGGCTGCATACCCGGTCTGCCTCGATCAGCCGCACACGCAGGTCATACGGTTGTCCCGCCTGATGCTTCATAGGCAGCAGGGCGATGGTGTCGCCGTTCATCAGGTAGCTCAAAAAGGCGAGCTGCTGGAGCTGATAGAAGTTGTCCATCCGCTCCGCGTCGCATACCGGCGTATCCGCCCACAATGCGAACTCCCGCGCGATCTGCGCTTGCAGCTTCTCCGTTGCCGCCTCGTCCAGCCCCAGATAGTCGCTGTCAAGCTGCGGCGCGGGCATCAATCCACCCGCCACCACGTTTGTCCGCATGGTTTTCAGCGCCGCCGTGGCCGTTGGGATGCCCATGTAAGCGTCTCGGCTCCGTTGCCGCAGAATGTCGATGTTGTCCTCGATGTCCTCCTTGGCGCTGCCGCCGTGGTACATCCATCCCCTCATGCTCTTTTTCGTCAGGTTGGCTCCGTAGTTGCCATACCCGCTGTTGATCACGCTCAGCGCGGCTCTCGCCGCCGTCCGCTTTGCCGCGTGGATGGGAGCCACGGCCATGATCGCCCGGTCAAGGATGTTCGGTTTCATCATGCGCTCCCTCCTCATACGTCGCGGGCCACGGCACGATAGGCGCGGTTTCGCCCGCCGTGCTTATCCTCTGCCTCCGCCTCCGCCAGCTTTCCGGCCCAATATTCCATTTCCTCGCGCACCTGCTTTAAGTCGGCTCGCGTCAGCATACGGCTTCCGATCTGATAGCTCTGGCCGGTGGCGATAGCCTCCTCCGCCGCCAGCCATGTGTTCAGCTTCTTTTGACAGATTTCTTTCGTGAATACAGCCAATTAAATCCCTCCTCGCCTCCGGCGGCCTGCCGGACGTTTTCTGATTGGCTTTGCGATCTCGCCCTCCTGCAAAACGGGGTTGGCGATCTCCAGCGCCGCCGTAGCGTAGTTGCGCAGGTCAAGCGGCTCGTTGCGCTTGTGCTTGCTGTCTTTCAGCTCCCACGCTACAACGCTTCTGCCCTTGCGCCAGCGCACCACCATTTTTTCGGCTGTCAGGCCGATAAAATACTGCTCGTCATAGCCCGCTTCCTCGTTGAGCGGGAAGTGACAGTAGTTCGGCCCCTTGGTCTCGTGCCGCAGCCGTTGATACAGCAGGGCCTTTCCCGCGTCCACGCCGATGATGAACAGCGGCGTTTTCACACGGTTGTTGGTGGTGGGATTTCGGATATATGGCACGTCCGCGCCGCCCTTGCCCTTGATCGACCATATTTTCCGCTCCCACCGTTCCGCCGTGAAGCGGTATACCTGATCGGTGTGGTGCCCGCCGGTGTCGATGCAGGCGCTCATGATGTGCAGCACCGTCCCGTCTTTTTTCTTGAAGCCCCCCAGCAGGAAATTGTCGAGGTCTTGCCATACCTGCTCTTTCAGCATATCGCCGTATATCTTCTGGTAGCGGATGCCCCAGCTCTCCTTGCCAATGCCCCAGCCGACCACCTCCACCTCGAAGCGGTCGTCCTGCACGTCCACACCGGCTGTCAACACCAGCACTCCCTCCGGCACGTCTGCATCGTACAGCTCCCGCCGGTTCAGTAGCGCGGCATCCTCCACCTGCTCGCCCTGCTCCTCCCACGTTTCTCCCAGCTCCGTGTTCACCCAGACTTTCATGCCCTCCGGGTTTCCCTGATCAAGCTGCTCCTTGGCAACAAGGAATTTCTGCACGATCTCTTTCCATGAGCAGAACGTAGAGGCCAGCGTGTTCAGGTGAAAGCCCCGCGCCTCCGCGCCGGGGTTCTCCGGCACAAAGCGCCCGCGTTTGCTGGCCTGCTTCCACTGGTATTCTCCGTTCACCACGCCGCAGCGCTCGCACTTGTACAGCACTTCGCCCTGTGGGTCGTCCTTGTCAAATACCACGTTGGCCCACACGAACGGCTGGTAATGCCCGCACTCCGGGCATGGCACATTCCATTCCTCCCGCGTGGACTGGTTGAACTCCGTCTCGATACGGCTCTGGCCCTTAATGACCGGCGTGGATACGATCACCGTCTTTTTGTCCCAAAAGGTTGTCTGTCGCTTCTGGGCCAAGGAAAGCGGGTCGCCCTCCGTTCCGGCGCTTGCCGGGTAGCGGTCAACCTCGTCTGCCAGCAGCACCTTGATAGGACGGCTGGCAAGTCCGGTCGCGCTGTTCGCGCCCACGATGGTGATGTGGCCACCGGGGAAATTCTTCTTCATGATGGTGTTGCCGGAATAGCGGCTTTTCACGTCGATCTTGTCCCGCAGCTCCGGCGTGTCCCGTATCATGGGCGCGAGCCTGTCTTTGGAAAAGGTCTGTCCCATGTCCAGCGTCGGTTGCATCACGAGGATGGGAGCCGGGGCGTAGTCCATGTAGTAGCCCAGCGGATTGAGGATGAAAGCGTCTGTCTTGCCGATCTGCGCCGCGCTCATGATCACCACCTTGCGGATGTGCGGGTCGCCGATTGCGTCCATGATCTCCCGCTGGTATGGTGCCTTGTCCGTGTGCCAGCGCCCCGGCTCCGCGCTGCTCTCCGCCGACAGCACCCGGTATTGGTCTGCCCACTCCGAAAGTGTCAGCGCCGGGGGCGGTTTCAGCACCGCCGCGCACCGTGCCAACAGCTCCATTGTCGGCTTCGGCAGATCAACGAGCTTTCGCTTTTTCATCGCTCTGCTTCCCCTGCGGCCAGTAGCGCTCATATTCTTTTCTCACGCAGCGAGGGAACATACACAGCACCTTGTCCTCGCTGGTCTGCACCCGCCACACGCACCCGCTACATGGGTGTTTCTTTTTCTGCTTCTCCATCGTCCTCACCGTCCTCCGCCGCAAAGGCCACCCGGTAATCGCTCATTTCCTCCAGAATTTCCTCGATGGCCCCTTTCAGCTCGTCGAAGATACCCGTCTGATCTCCGCCCATGGTGGACAGGGTGGGGGAGAGTTTGGCTGGCAGCGCCAGAAAGCGGCTGCGGATGTTCAGGAACATGGACTGGATGCCCCGCTCGATGTCCGCCGTGCGGTGTACCTCGCCCCGCCGCAGGTCGTTTTCCATTTCCGCCGCCTCACGCTTTGCCCGCGTCAGCATCATGCGCTCGTTGGTCAGCGTCTCCTTGCCCGCGCCGCCGATGTAGGTGATGTACCGCGCCACCGTCGGCTGTAACTCATAAAGCCCCGGTCTGGCCTCCACGATCACGCCCTCGTCCCGAAGCTGGCGTACCCGCCGCTCCGTCAGGCATAACCACTGTGCCACTACTTTGCTTGTGTACAGCTTCATTAGCTTTACTCATTCCGTGCGATGGAGGCGTTGGCCCACATAACCGCTTCCTCCAGTTTTGTATTGGCAAGGCTCTTTTCCCGGCTGTCCGGGCAGCAAGCCTCGATCAACTCCGCCAGTTCCCGCGCCTTTGCACGGATGCTCTCGTACCGCTCCGACTGGTCTCCTTTCGGGGTGTGATAGGTGTAAACATTGTCCAGCTTCTTCATGTCATGTCCTCCTCGTCAATTTCCTCACCGACGTCGATGTCAGGCACGTCCACCGTTCCGGTGGCCCTCATGCGCAGCAGCTCCAGCTTTTCCCGCTCCAGCGTCATGCGCTTTTCGCTCTCCTCCAGCGCCCGCAGGCTGTCCGCGATCTTGGCGATGCGGCCCTGCACCTTGTATAGTGCCTCCTGCAATTTCAGCACACGGCTGAACGCGCTGTCCTTGCTGTACATTCCCATGCTCTGCAAGGCACCGTCCCGCTTGTCCTTGCCGCGCCCACCCGGCACCCTCATGTCCATCAGACTGTTGATGTACAGACTGTCCTCCGGGGCCGCCTCATACTCCGTGATTTTGGCGAGTATCTTGTGTTCCCGGAATTTCA